AAATAACATAACTTATGACAATGGAATGTTTGGCACATGGACAGATCAACAGATACCAAATACATATTCTCATTATGCAGATCCAGTGATGGAGACTTTATTAGTTAAAGTATTACCTGTCATGGCACAGGAGACTGGATTACAATTAGTCCCCACTTATTCATACGCAAGGATTTATAAAAATGGAGATACTCTTCATAGACACAAAGACAGACCTAGTTGTGAGATATCTACAACTATTAATCTAGGTGGAGATCCTTGGCCAATCTTTATAGATGGCACAGGTGCCAATTCTGTTATCAATGAAAGACAAAATTTAGTTAAACCCGATGCACCAATTGGCACTAAAGTCTTGCTTGAAGTAGGAGATATGTTAGTATATAGTGGCTGTGAACTTGAACATTGGCGAGAGCCTTTTGACGGGAACATATGCGGTCAAGTATTTCTACATTATAATCATGTAAATGGCCCATTTGCTGATAAAAACAAATTTGATGGAAGACCTATGTTAGGTCTACCCGCATTTGTAAAATAGTATTATAATGGATTTATATGTTACAAAAAATAGGATTCCAACCAGGTTTTAATAAACAAATTACAGAAACCACTGCCGAAGGACAATGGGTAGATGGAGATAATGTAAGGTTTCGTTATGGTACACCTGAGAAGATAGGTGGCTGGGCTCAACTAGGTGAAAGTAAAATGACAGGTTCTGCAAGAGCCTTATTTCATTTAGTTAATAAATCAGGAAACAAATATTCAATTATAGGTACGAATAGAATTTTATACGCTTATACAGGTGGTGTATTTTATGACATCCATCCAATCAAATCAACAACAACTTTAACTAATGCATTTTCAACTACTAATGGTTCAACAACTGTTACTATAACTTTTGCAACAGCCCATAATATAGATGCAAATGATATAATTTTATTAGATAATTTTACAACAATTACAGGTTCCGATTATACCGCAGTAGATTTTAATGAAAAAAAATTCATGGTTACTTCTAGAGTGAATGATACAACTATTACAATTACTATGCCAAGTGCTGAAACAGGTGCGGGTGCTACAACATCTGGTGGTATTAGAATACAACATTATTATCCAGTAGGACCAGCAGAACAACTTCCAGGTTTTGGTTGGGGTTTGGGTCAGTATGGTGGAACTGTTACAGGAGAAGCAACAACTACTTTAGTTAATAGTATTAATGCAGTTCAAACAACAGGTATTTTACTAACTGATGCATCACAGTTTCCAGCAGCAGGAACCAACTTTGTTCAAATAGGCACAGAGGAATTATCTTACACTGGAATTACTTCTAATGAATTAACAGGAGTTACAAGAGGAGTTAGAAACACAACTGCAGCAATTCATAATGCAGGAGTAACAATTACTAATTCTTCTGATTACATTGCATGGGGAGAAGCTGCATCGGGGGATTTAGTTATTGATCCAGGTTTATGGAGTCTTGATGGTTTTGGTACAAAAGTAATTGCATTAATTCATAATGCACAAGTATTTGAATGGGATTCAGATCTTTCAAATGCTGTAACAACTAGAGCAACAATTATTAGTGGTGCACCAACAGCATCTCGTGACATGTTAGTATCAACTCCCGACCGTCACTTAGTATTCTTTGGAACTGAATTAACAATCGGTGATCCAACAACACAAGATGAAATGTTTATTAGATTCTCTAACCAAGAAGATATTAATACTTATCAACCAACAGCAGTTAATACTGCAGGTACACAAAGACTTGCTGATGGATCTAAAATTGTAGGTGCAGTTAGAGGTAGAGATGCAATTTATGTTTGGACTGATTCATCTTTATTTACTATGAGATTTATTGGTCAACCGTTTACATTTGGTTTTCAACAAGTAGGAACTAACTGTGGATTGATTGGTCAAAACGCAGCACTTGAAGTTGATGGTGCAGCTTATTGGATGTCAGAAAATGGTTTCTTTAAATACTCTGGTAGTCTACAGTCGATGGTTTGTTTAGTAGAAGATTTTGTTTTTGATGATTTAAATACAACAGCTAATCAATTAATCAATGTAGGGTTGAATAATTTATTTGGTGAAATTACTTGGTTCTATTGCACATCAAGTTCAACAGTTCTTAATAGATGTGTAACCTATAATTATCTAGACTCAAGTCCAGAAAGACCTGTTTGGACAACAGGAAGTTTGGCTCGTGGCTCATGGACAGATTCTTCTGTATTTGGTTTACCTCATGCAACTTCATTTGACGCATCAGATAATTCGTCTTACGATGTAATAGGAAACACCGATGGTACTTCAATTTACTTTGAACATGAAAAAGGAACTGATCAAGTAGCAAGTGGAACAGTCACGGCTATTACATCTAACATTGAATCAGGAGACTTTGATATTACTCAAGCAGGGTCTGGACAAGGGCAAACAGGTGTTGCAACGTTTCAAGGAGATGGTGAATACATTATGAAAATAAGAAGATTTATACCGGACTTTTTATCACAAACAGGTGATACTCAAGTGACATTACAATTAAGAGATTATCCAAATAATTCACAATCAAGTTCACCACTTGGACCCTTTACAATTACAAGTTCTACTGATAAGGTAGATACACGTGCAAGGGCTAGAGCAATTGCATTAAAAGTAGCTAATACAGGTGTTTCTCAAAGTTGGAAGATGGGTACATTTAGATTAGATACACAACCTGATGGACGTAGATAATGGCTAAATTACCTGGTGCTTATGAATTAATGGCTACAGCAGCATCTCCTGCTATAAATTTTGGTAGAGGACTTTTAGGATATCAGGATCCTTTTATAACTCAAACAATGCAAGATAGGATGGCAGAATTAGAAGCTGGACGAACTAAAGGAAATATTGGTTATGAAGATTATGGTTTACAAACCGCTACACCAGGGGGAAGATTTACTGGAGGTTTAATGGATTTGGCTTTAAATAATCCAGTAGACTTTGGATTAGCAGGAAGCATAGGAAGATATTCTTTTAGTCCACAAGGTCGTACAGGTTTAAATTATGATTTTACACCTGACCAAGATACAGGAAGCACAGGTAGTGCTATGTTAGATTTTATAAATAGAGGTGGATTAAAAAATGCAATCTCAGGGATAGGAACAGCACAAGCTTCTGAAATAAATCCACAAAGTGAATCATTACCTCAACCCAAAGAAGCTATCTATCAAGATAAAATTATGGGTGGAGTTCGAGGAGATCCTAATCCATTTGGTTATCAGAATCAAATAAATGATTTTGTAATTGATAATGAAGATTATCAAGAAATACCAGGATTTAATTTTAGAGATGCTCCAACAAGTTTAAGGAGCCGAATACAGAATCCTCAATTTTTAAATAATCCTAGAACAGGTTTTATAGATAATACTTTAATGCAAAGAGGAAATCCTGGAAATTCAATAATAGATAAAGCAAGATCTGGTATTGGTAAAGGTTTTAATTTAGGAAAATCAGCTATTGGTGGAATAGCATCGTTAATAGCAGGTGTACCTGGAATTGGAGCATTACTTGGAATGTTACCTGAAAGAGATTATAGACAAAATACTATAGATGATTTTTATTCTGATCCTTCAACTAGAGGATTGATGTCTCAAATACCAGGAATGGATCAATACAATACTGTATCAGGTGGTTTATTTGGAACAGATACTAATTATGGATTAAGTGGAGCTATTGATAAAAGAATGGCAACCATACAAAAAACTTTAGGGAAAAAGAAATCTGCAGTTCTTGAACAAAGATTAAAAGATTTACAAGAACTAAAAGCTAGAGAAGCAAAAGCTTTAGCAGATGCACAAGCTAAACAAGCTGCAAATCTTGAATCACAGAGAAGAGGCAGAAGACCTGGAAGTGGTGGTGATGGACCAGGGACCAAGGATTCAGGTGGACCAACAGGTGGATACTCCTATGACTCTGGTGGGAGACAAGGTTTTGGTTACGGTTTATAATGGCAAAGGTAACCGTAGTATTTACAAGACCTGGAAAAGAATACAAACAACAAGACGCTGATTCTTTAGTAAGAGATTTAGACGGATTGATTGAAAAAC